GTTCTGCCAAAGCTGCGTAGCCCTGAGTTAGACATAAACAACACATCTGTACCTGTGTGCTGTACAGAGTTTCTACAGATGCACCCAACGCCAGCAACGGTGTCAACCAGAGCCATACTAGCTGGACTAGAAGCGTTACCGTACACAAGGATGCTGTGCTTACCAAATATAATCAGAGCGTTGTTATGTGCTGCTAACGCCCTAACTTCGTCGTATCCATCAGGCCAAGCCTTAGATACATCTATAGAACCACTGGAGCCGCCAGTGAAGTCTGTGCCTGTCAACAGATCAGACCAGTAGATTGTCTGAGTGTCTGTTGCGTTGTCTACAACCCATAGGCGTCCGTAGGCACCAATAGCCTCGTGACACTTCAGGGTTGCTGCAGTAGCACCACCAGTTGCAACAGTAAACGTACGCAGTCCTGTGGCGTTGTCGTACACCAAAGGATCGTACCCACGCTGGAAAAAGTAAGCCTTGTCGTTAAAGTTTACAATCTTCCAATTATTCTGTGTAATCGTATATGATCCGGGAGTAACGTCAGTCAACGTAGTAGTCCCCGTCATTATCTTGTTGTTGCCTGCAGTAAAGACTACCTCGTTACCTGCGTCATCGTAGAAGTAGTGAATCTTGTGTACGTAATCAGCGCCTAACTCAGTCTTGTCAGTAGTGATTACCTCAACGCCCTTACGCGCTGCAATACGCCCACGCTTGTCAATCACAGCGTTGTCTGCAACGTCAGCGTAAGACGGATCCTGTGCAATTGGGGAGTCTTCTGTGTTGACACCCTTGAACGCAGGAGCGACTAGGTTAATACTTTGTAGTGGCTGTGCCATGCACTAGTCTCCTTAAGGAGTGTACCAAATGACTTCTTCAGGGTGCTTCTGTGCGTCCAGAGCAATCGCGTCAGACAGAAACTTATCAGCAATACCAAAGTACTCAGGTGCTGATGTACCGCCTGTCTCGCCACGCTCACGCGCCAGAAGAGCCACTGCCATGTGAATCACAGGCTGACTAGGAATCAATAACGTGTCCGTGTCAGCACTCAAATCATCGTTACGCAAAACACAGTTAAACCGTAAGTTGTACACACCGTCAGGCTTGGGATAAATGTCAATCTGTGTGTCACCACTAGAGTCTACGCCGTTGTACGTGTAGTACTCAGGTGCGCCTGATACTGGGTCTTGGTTCAGGTACTTGTCGTTGAACCAGTGCTGCGTGTTGTACTCCATAAAGATGTTAGACGTATCATTGATTACGTCCAGTGCTTTAATCTTGTTCTGTGACCCTGTAAGTACATAGTTAAAAATATCAGCAGTGGTTGTAATGGTTAAAGTTGTCCGTAACGCTGACCAGTCCCAAGCAGACTCTACAAACTTTTTTGCGTCGTTTACAAAGTCACCCACCATCTTGCTGTAGGTATTGTCATTTACGCTAGATACTTCGTCCTCACGTAGTCGTCTAAGGACATTGTTTACTAGGTTCAAGTATGTCATATGTAATCCCTAAACAGGCTTTCAGTTAAAAAACCCCTTAATAATTTTATGTAGTCTACTTTTGGTGCAGAAGAAATCATAGAGGGTGCTTCTTGTCTACTATAGCTTAGACCTTTAGGAGCCATACCTGTAAACACGCCGCCTGATGAACCTGCTAATGTCGCTGTTGAGGGCAGTGTAGGCGCAACAGGCGTTTCAACTATAGGGTCCGTAGGGCTAACACAGTATCTATCATAGCTTTGTCTAGCAAACGTGCCGGGTTCAGGAACAGGACCAGCACAAATTTCGTCTATGCTTTTTGAATCATCAGCTGGCGCTGGGTCATCAAGCACTTCATCTTCTACATCCTCAAAAGGTGGCTGCTCTTCAGGCTGGGGATCAGGGTCATCGTAAATGTCTTTAAAAGAACCAGCACGACCACCAAACCCGCTGAAGCCTAGATTTCTGTTTACCCATCCAGTGTGTTCAGTCCTAGACGTATCAAAACGCTCTGGACCTGTGTAGACCCAACCCATAGTACCTAAAAAGGTGTACTTATCAGGATGTGTCTCAGGGCTTGTACTGGCAATAAACGCATCTGCCTCAAGCGCCTTTTGGCTTGGAACAAAACTGCCTGATGCTATGTCAGATTCATAACTCATTACGTAAACATCCTTTTTTGTACCTGTCTAAAAATTAAGTTATTTAATTCTTGAGAATAATCTACCTCAGTTTCTGTTCCTGCAATAGCTAAAGGTTCGGTTTTTGTATAGTTAATTCCAAACGGAGTCATTCCTTCAAACATTGTTTGAGGCATACTAGGCGCAGACGGAACAGGAACTTCAGGAAGATCAATGTCCGGTAAATCAATATCTGGCAAATCAACATCTACGTCAGGTATGTTTACGTCAGGCGTGTCTACTTCTAAATTTAAGTCGGGAAGATCAACATCAGGAAGATCAACATCAACGTCTGGAATATCTATATCGGGAGTGTCTACTTCTAAATCTAAGTCGGGAAGATCAACATCAGGAAGATCAACATCAACGTCCGGTATGTCTACATCAGGAGTATCTATTTCTAAATCTAAGTTGGGAAGATCAACATCAGGTAAATCTACGTCTACGTCGGGAAAATCAACATCAGGTGCGTCTATTTCGAACTCAGGTAAATCAACATCAACATCTGGAATATCTATATCAGGTAAATCAATATCAACATCAGGTAAATCAATGTCGGGTGTATTTAAACACTGTCCGTCTTTATTTTTCAACCACTGTGGGCACTCAATATCGTAGTCCCAGTTGCACAATTTAGGCATGGTAGCACATACGTCAAAACCTTCGCCCCAATCAATATCTACGTCTAAGTCTAAAAGACCCGGAAGTATAAAATCTAAAGATCCTCCGTCTTCAAAATAATCATATATTGTAAGCAAGGCGTCTTTGTTAGACAAACCGCCATCAACCAAAGTATCTACAAAACGTCCGGCAAGTCCTTGCAAAGCCTCTGTTGAAATGTTGGTAGTGCCTTCTCTAAAGAAATTGTCTATGTCAACACCTTGAGGGCCAAGAGTGTCGTTTAACCAGCTATCTATTTTAGCTTTACTCCAGCCAGCGGTAGCGTTGATTGCAATTCCTTCTAAATCTTCTCCAGTAATTGTTCCTTTAACAACACCCTCTACAATACCAGCAGCTCCTTTATAGTCAATACCTAATAAATCACTAAGTTGTTGTATTTTAGTATCAACAAAATTTTGCGCTGCTCCCATTACTTCGCCGTTGATGGTGTAACTTATAGTGCCATCAGCGTTTTCAATAATGCCTAAATCGCCGGTAGTTAAGTCTTCAAAAAAACCACCTACGCCGCCTAAAACAGCAGACTGAAAAATAGCAGAGGGGTCTAAACTTCCTGTTGTTATTCCTTGACTAATAGCACTTCCAATAGCTCCTTTAGTAGCTCCCGCTAAAAAACCACTAGTAATCCCTAAAGAATTTACAATAGCGCTTGCAGCAGCGCCTGATAAACCGGCAGCAATAAGGTAAGGAACCATCTTGCCATAGTTGTGGTCATCTATTTTACTCGTTTTAACATACGATGTGCCATTCCATTCAAACTTATCGCCATCATTGTTAAAATGATAATTACCATCTTTGCCTGTGTACTGCTGGTATAAACTTAGTAATAAATCTGACTGGTCTTGATACGCCCCAGTAGCTGCCGTAACACCTCTACCTATTATAAATTCTTCAAACGCTTTATCTCCCATGTCACCGCCAGCGGCAAGTTCATCAGGAGTAATCAACGCCTGTTCTGTGTTCCACCAATCAGCTTTTAATTCACCAGAGTCAATTAAATCTTGACGCTCGTTCATGTAAGCTAAATAGTTATCAAAGTCTCCAAAAGCAGCTCTAAGCTGTCCGTTATCTTTTGCGTTAAATAACGCCCTTAATTCAGACTCAGTAACTTTTTTACTAAAGTTTCCCCAGTACAAATTAGAAGCATCGCCGGTTTCTCGCTGATTAGTATAGTCGTAAAGACGTTCTTCAGCTTCTACTTCTACGTCTTCTTCTAAACCCGTAGTATAAGCAGTAGTGTCAAGAAAAATGTCTAAATCTTCAGCCATCAGTCTTTCTTACCTTTCAACGCAAGCAACTTATCAGCACCACGGATGCCAAACGATGCAGACACAGCCATGAACAACAGGTACTGATACCAGTCTGGGAGCATATTCAGTTCGCCAAAGGCAATGCCAATGCGGTCTAGTATCTCTACGTCGTTCATGCTGATGCCCCACATGAGTGCAACCACAGGTGCTGACAGGAGCAGAGTAAACCACTCGTCTTTCCACGAGGTAGCACTAGCAGACGCCATGAGTTGTTCCCAAGACGCTGTGTTCTTGATGACTTCCATTTTAGCGTTGTGTATCGCATTTTTCTCCTCGGCTCGGTTCTTGATGACCTGTCCGATAAGATTAGTAAGAGGCGATATAAGTGCTTGCCACATAGGTTTACCTCATCATGTAAACAACAAGGGACGCACAGGCACTAACAGCTACCCAG